CTATTGAAGTAGAAGACGAAGATACTGCTGAGCAAGAGTAATTATAAATAACTACTAAATGAACATTAGACTATAATGGCTGTCCATCAAGGTATAGGTACTGTTACTACCTTAAGCACTAGCGGAACCTCTGCTAGAACGGGTGCTATTGTACATCAAAGTGACTCACTGAGATTCGTTGCTAAATCACAAGGTCATCATGTTGCTATTGGCACCTTTCCTACTGGATATACCACTAGTTACTACATCCCAAGTGGTGGAGAAGCAATACTTTCACTCGGAAGACCATCGTCTCAGAGAGTTGTAAATGTAACTGTTGGCACCGCAACCACTATCGATTTTCCAGAAGGAACTGGTTCACCATTTGCTGTTGGTGATGCAGTCACTCTTACGGTTACTGGTCAATCAAATTTTGATTTTGAACATAAAATTGTATCCTCTGTCGATACGACTGCTGGAGTAGGTGGATACTATAGCACTAGAATCACTGTTGATCATGATTCTTCATCAGTGAGTGATGCATTTAATCCAGCATATGCAGAATTAAGAGGTTCGTTAATGGTTGCTGCGAGAACTGATTCTGGATCCGGCACACTTTATATCCAACAAGTTCAAGTTACAGGTCAAGCATAATGAAACTTATTAGAGAAGAAATCGAGTCAGTAGAGTTTCTTGTCGAACAGAAGAACGGCAAGAAATCAATGTATATTGAAGGAGTTTTTCTTCAGGGAAACATCAAAAACCGTAATGGTCGTATGTATCCTATGGAAACTCTCCGTAAGGAAGTTTCTCGTTATAATGAAAATCATGTTCAATCAGGTAGAGCACTTGGTGAACTCGGTCATCCCGATGGTCCAACCGTCAACCTCGATCGTGTCTCCCATAAGATTGTTTCACTGAAAGAATCTGGTTCTAACTTTATTGGTAAAGCAAAGATCTTGAATACCCCAATGGGTAAGATCGCATCTTCTCTAATTGAAGAAGGAGTTAAACTCGGTGTTTCTTCAAGAGGTATTGGTTCACTGAAGATGACCCGTGAGGGTGTCAACATCGTTGGTGATGACTTCATGCTTGCAACTGCTGCTGATATCGTTGCTGATCCTTCTGCTCCCGATGCATTTGTTGAGGGAATTATGGAAGGTAAAGAATGGGTATGGGATGGAGGAATCCTTCGTGAAAAGTATGCAGAAAAAACATACAAAGAGATTAACACACTGGTTACTCAGAAGCAACTTGACGAGAAAAAGTTAAGTCTGTTTAATGATTTTCTCAATAATCTCTGAAATAGATAAAATTTCTTAATTTATAAATAAATATAGTTTTAAATAACGGAAAACGGAGAGTTCAAATGTCTAGTGACAAAAATTTACAGGAAATGGAAGCAGGCACTAAGCAATCCAGAACTGCTGTAAATGCTGGAGCAAAAGCTGCTGATCCTATGCCAAAAATGTCAGATCCTGGCACTCAATTGGCAGGTGTAGAAGATCTTGGTGGTCCTACCCCCGAGAACTATAAGCCCGACGACGATTCTGCGAAACTTAAGACCCCTGGTGGAACTCTTAAGCAAGTAAAGGATGTTGTAAACAAAGGAGCAAAAGCAGCAGATCCAATGAAAGGCATGAAGGAAGAAGAAGAACTCTCTACCGAAGAGACCATTGAAGAGGAAGAAGTTACTACTGATGAAGTAGTTGCTGAAGCAGAAGAAACTGTTGAGTATAACGTTGAAGAAGACGTTAATGCTCTCCTCGGTGGTGAAGAACTTTCCGAAGAATTTAAAGAAAAAGCAAAAACCATCTTTGAAGCAGCAATCAATGCCAAGGTTGCTGAAATCAAAGAGGGTCTGGAAGCACAGTATCAAGAGAAGCTGTCTGAGGAAATCGAAGCAGCAAAAGAATCACTCGCAGAACGTGTTGATTCTTATCTTGAGTATGTTGCTGACGAGTGGTTTGAAGAGAACGCACTCGCAGTTGAAGCTGGTCTTAAGACCGAAATGACCGAATCATTCCTCGAAGGAATGAAGGGTCTTTTTGAAGAACATTATGTATCAATCCCTGAAGA